ACCATCAACACTTACCACTTGTTCTGTTTTTTGATTTAACCCTTTTTCACTTCTAGAGTCTTTACCGGTTATTTGGTCTGACCAACTTGTATCAAATTTGGTTTTACCACCTTTTGGTTTTAAAAAATTAATCTTTAAGTCATCATCTCCACCAAATACTGTAGCTATTGTCGTATTAAATACCGGTGAGTCAAAACTTTCACCAATAGCTAATTTTGTTCTTGGAATTATGAATGTTTCTAAATTTGCATAATAAACCAAATCTTCGTGATCAACCAATCTTGGTGCTGCACTTTTATTATCGTCCGCATACACTTCATTTGGGTTTACTAAAATTACGTTATCGTAATCAGTTTCAACAAATATTTTTTTTGAGTTTGGTATCTTACCTGCCATAATAAAAAATATGTGTATCTAGCGCAGATTTGTAGTCTTGCAACGCAGCAACTAGTGGAAATGGTATAATTAATATGGTTCCGTCAGGTATACTTTGTTCTAAACCACCAAAAAGTGGATTAGCAGCCAAAATTAACCAACTAAAATATGGTGTTCCATATTTTTCATAACTCACCTTATCAAGTCTACTTTGATTAACTCTATAAACATATCTTTGGTCTGTTGATCTTTGTGGTAGTTTTAAAAACGGCACCACAGTAGGAGAACCATTAATTAAAAAATCATCGTATCTATTATAATATTTCATTATGTGAACGTTTTTTTCAAATTAAATTTATCACCTGAAGAATTAGAATCTGAATATATATCTTTTAACTCATCATCATACGGCGAAGTTGACGTTAAAATTATCTCATAAGTCATTATTCTTTTTTTAGATTCGTTGTATGGTTTAAAGGTATTAAAGGTTTTGTTAAAGTAATCATCTTTAAATTTCTTAAATGATGCGTCAACCGTCTTCTTAGACACTTCATAATTTGAATATAAACCATTTGGTATTGGTTCATTAACCGATGCTGCCGTCAAACTAACACTATAATTCCAACCTAGATTTTTTAAAACAAATGAATTCCATGCGATATCGTTTACCGTGTTTTGTACTGGTGAAACTATTGATGATGCGAATATAACCGGGTCTTTTAACACATCAGTACCAAATAACATAAAGAATCTATTTTCATTTTCAGTAATAATATTATTCCCTAATAAACAACTAAAAACAAAATTATCATTATATTCCGTATCGCCAGATGGAATAATTATTCCATTATTTATTTGGTTGTAAAAAAGATTTATAGTATTTTTAATTATATTACTATCGGCCGTTAATTCTTGTAATGTGTTTGTAACCGAACCTTCCACCGGTGGTGTTATCTCCGTTGTTCCCGATATATTATAAACAATAACTTTACCTTTATTATTGACGTAACCATCATGAGAGTTATTCACATAGTTTACCTTATCAATAACGTTAATCAATTTTAATTCCTCATTACCTATTTGTGTTGAGTAATTCTCCAATGCTCCTATTAATACATCTTGTTTACTATCTATTAATGATTTAATTTGGTTTTTAATCTTTCTAATATCTTGGTCTGTAAAATTTTGATTGTTTAATCCATCAATCGCGGGACACAAATCATTATCAACATCTTCTTTTGCTTTAGTAATTAAATTTTCAACTTTACCTTGTATGTCATCCGCCTTACCAAATATCTTAACATTATCTGTAGTTCCAACACCAATATAACCATCAATATATTTTCTATCTTTTGTTAATATTTGTAAACCACCAATTAAAAATTCACTATTAATTTTTTCAAGAGTATCTATTGTTGTTGTTAAACTAGATTTAGTACTAGTGATTAATTGTTTCATCATCTCTGTATAACTAATGGTTCCAGAAACTAAATTAAGATTATTAGGGTCCAAATATGTTGTAACAGGAACACCAATAGGAACACCACCGTCCGTAGTATTTGTCCTATCATCATCAGACTCAATTACACCAATTTCGTTTTTAATATCTTCAAATATTTCAGCATCATATTGTGACGTAACATCCTCAGTTGATTCTGCTCTTTCATCATACATTTCAGTATTTGCGTAATAATTAAATGATAACGCATTTTGTAATGCCGCAATAGGTCCAGCTAAACCATGTCCACCAATAAAATTAAAACCAAGCTTAACATCAGCAATCATTGGTTGTACTCCAATACCTTCAGGGTTTAAATCAAATCTACCGTCTTCATATCCAATACTTAAAGAGTCAATGACTATTTTAGTGTGGAAAAAATCTCCAATTCTTAAAACACATATAGGAGGAGCACCAAATACACTATTAGTTACATCATTATATATCAACTTAGTATTATTACCATCCATAGAAACCGTAGGTATAGTATCTCCAGGTCTCATACATTGTTGTAAAAACGTTAATCTAGCATTTAACCCTTCAGGGGTAATTGAGTGAAAAGCGGGATGAAAGTGTTTTATTTTACTTTTTATACCATCATATATCATTGGGTTCTCTTTTCTAACCAACTCAAAATAATTGCACTCTGTTAGTAATTTTCTTGCTAATCTTTTAGTTAAGTCAGTTCTCATTTTAGGTTCTATCTTACCAGCCGGTGGAGATTTTAATGAAGAACTTGGTGGTGTAATGTCAGTTTCGGTATTTCCTGATGGTGTTTGTTTTACAAATTCTTCAGTTGGGTCTCCGGTCGTTACAGGTTGAGTGACTACACCAGAATTATTATTTGGCAGTATTGGGTCTATAGCACTAGTATTACCATCATTATTTGTTGGTGATGTTTGTGAATTTGTCGGTGTTGTTTGTGATGCGGTGTTAGTATTTGTTACAATAATATCAACAATTTTCACTCTACGACATGCCATAGCGTTTATAGAGACAACGCCTTCATTTGTTTTTGTTTTAAAATCTTTAGTACAACTAATTTTTGAGTATAGAGGTTCAATTAATTTTCCGGTTTCACCTGTAGCCGTCATTTTAATTGTTAATTTTTTATCTGTGTAATATTTTTCAAATTTAGTTCCATTTGGTGTCACTTGTTTAAACATCCATTGCATAACCGAATCAATTCTTCTTTTCGATAACTTAATGTTATATTCTACACTATTAAGAGCCGATGCCGAACCCAAAAGTTCAAAAGAAACTTTTTCTCCAGCATCTAACGCCGTTCCTATTTTTTTAAGGAATGTTTGTGCTTCCTCAAACTCACTATTAATAAACTTAAAGAACTCAACTATTGATGTTTTTCTCGTGTCAATATAAGCATCTAAATAATTATTTTGTTCTGGAATAGGACCGTTTAAAATATCATTTGTGTAATCAGCATATGTTAGGTCATTATATTTAATTATCTTATTTAATGCCGCGCCAAAATCATGTGATGTTGCTGGTGTCGAATTACCACCCGTATTTAAATATTTATTTTCTAATCCTTTATACTTTGTTAACCACGCATCGTAAGGCTCTGAGGCGTAAATCCTATCAGTTCTTGGGTCAGGAAAATCATTATGGAAAAAGAACCCAACTTCACGGAATTGGTCAACAATTGGAGCCTCAGTAACCAAAGGTGGTGTTGCCGTTACTGTTGGTGGTGTTATACAAGGTTTTGTCGTATTTGTTACCGTATTTGTTGGGTCCGTTACTGTGAAACTAGGTGTTGTTGTACTTTTAACACAAATGGTTGTTGCAGTTGACGTTAATCCTGTTAACGTAACAAGAGAACCTGAACAATCGGTGTACGATATATCTGTTGTTACCAAACCAACATTAATTTGCCATTCAGTACATGGTGCTGGTGTTGGTATTGGAGTTGTTTTGGGAGTATTATCCGTTTCCACCACTTGTTCAACAATTTCATTAGGTAAGGTATCCGTATATAATTTCGCGTCTTCGGGCGTATTTAAAAGTTGTACTTCAAATATATCACTCGGAGTAAACATTGGGAATTTCTTAACTAAATCATATAAGTCATATTTAGTACATCCAGCAAAAAATGAATCAATAACTTGATTTATAGTCTCATTAGATGATTCGTTTTCTAACTCTTTATTAACTAATACATTCATAATTGATGGGTGGTCCACAATTACCTTAAAACTTACATTACCTTTTCTTGACGTATTTGTATATGTATATATTGGTTCAGGTCTACCTAAAAACGTATTATCTTGCCATGAGGTACTTATGTTTTCATCAAAAGTTAAATCATAAGGTGGAAACCACATTATACGACCACCATTTGGTCCTTTTTCACAATCAGGTAAATCTTCATATGTGTAACCAGGTCTATTTGATGTTCTCCAAGAAAGATTTTCTAAAGAAAGCATATATTTTTTAACTTTACCATTTTTAATATTGGTAGAATCAACACCTCCCATTGGAGCAATATTTAAATTAAATGTACTATCTAAAACTGAATTTGTATATTTTCTAATATTTCCGTCAGTTTTTTGTAATTCATCAAACGTATAATAAGGTCGGTCTTTTGTGAATACTCGACAATATTCAAGACCTTCTACCGCACCACCTGGTACAGAATTTTTTGTAGTATAACGTATTACCCTTGAACCTTTTGTTAATTCTTGATACCCGTCGTTAAATACTTTAGATACTTGATTTATTGCATTACCAACATGTTCTAACTTATTTGGTGATTGGTTACCCGCATCTACTAATTTTTGTGTAACATCTAATAATGATCCAGGAGTAAAATCATATTTTGTTGATTGACTTGGGTCGTATCCACTTGATATCCTATCAAAATTAAAATCGGAGTCATCTGTAAAATCAACTCCACCCCTACCTTGTAATTTGCCAGGTAGTGTGTAGTTTTCACCACCGGTTCCTGAATCAGACACCCAAGTTAAACCACCAACAATATTAACCGATGCCCATGTACTTGTGTCTTTAGCCCCTGAACTATAAAAGTTTCTTGTATTTAAACCAAATAACGACCCACTTAATTGGTCTCCTTCATAAAGTTTACCAACATTACCATAAGATAACACAGGACCATTACTTGATGTTGTTCCATCTTTACTTAATGGTAATTGTTCAAATGGTGAAACCGCCTCAGTAATTGAACTTTTTCTATCACCAACATAAAATACTCCCGGAGGAGCCAATAAATTATTACCAATTTTATAATTTGGTCTATATGGGTTGTATTTTAATTGTTCATATAATAAACCTCTTGTGGCAACTGATGTGAATTCAACCAATAACTCGGACGATGATTGATTGGCTGGTTGATTTACACTAAATAAATTACCTAAAGCACCACCTAAAGTTGATACCACATTGGTAAATGGCCCATTACCTTTACTATTAGGGTAATCAAAATATTCACCAGGAATATACGAATAAGGTGAGTATGTACCCGCAAGTTTAGCAGCAAAATTAATTGCTTGACCTAAAAATAAATCGGGATTAGTAATCGAATAGTTTCTTGCTATTATAGGAATGTTACCCGTTAATAAACCAATAGCATTAAACGGGTCTAAATTAGGTTTTGTGGAGATTTCTCCAGTGTCAGGGTTTACGTTAGAGTTTAATATGTTTGCCCTACCTAACGTTTGTTGTAGAAGTTCTAAAGCAACTCTATGTTTAAATTCTTTTTGTAATTGTTTAGCCCCTAAAGCCGCCAATTGTGAATCTTGTGAAAGACTACCATCCGAACCATTAGGGTTATCACTTAATAAAATATTTATTGGTGTATAGGTAGACGGAACAAAAACAAAGGTTGAGTCTGAGTTTGCATATGGTAAACCTGTTGTGGTATACTGAATATCTGTAATAGATAAAATCTTATAGTCACCATCTCCTGTTACATATTTGTTTTTAACATATGCTTCAGTTTCTTTTACTCCACCAACATATTCTAATTCATTTTGATCCGTGTCTGCAACATCATAGTTACCAGCGTTAATTGTTAAGTTTTTAAGTTTTCTGTATGGGTCAACTTCCTCACTACTTTGATTACCTTCAGGTCCCCAAGCATTTTGTAAAAATGTAGGTTTTCTTTCATCAACACCAACAACTTCTAACCCACTACGAACAGTATCGGGGTACCCATATTCACCCTCATTTGCTCTTGTTTGTAAATTCCTATTAATCGGCACTTCTCCCTTAATAGGGTTATCAGGACCATACTGATTTGACGCTATTAATATTGGTCTATCAGTTTTTCCTTCAAACTCTAATTCACTACCAATAGTATCGGAGTAATCGTAGTTCCCTGAACCAATAATAAGATTTTTTTGTATTCTATAAGGTTCAACCTCAAAAACACTTTGTCCACCTTCAGGACGATACTGATTATTAGTAAACAATGTTGGTCTAATACTAACACCTTTAAGTTCTAATTCATCACCAATAGTATCGCCATAATTATATTCACCTTGATTTGAACCAAGTATTAAATCATTATTAATACTATATTTTGTATCACCATATTGATTTGAATTTTCTGGTGAATATTTGTTTTTTGTTATTAATATTGTTTCTTGAGTATTACCAACTTGTTCTAACTCACTATTATCCGTATAAGTAATACCATATCCAAAAATTTGACGGAAATTTGATGGTAAAGTTAAAACATCATTGATTTCATATTTTGTATCTCCAAAACCTCCTGTAGTACCATTACTTGGTTTGTATTTGTTTAATACTTTGTGTTCAACCTCACTATTATTACCAATTTGAAATAAATTACTATTAAAAGTGTCAGTAATTGTATATTCTCCACTTCCAACGGTGTTTATAGTTTTATCATTATTAATATAATAAACACTATCACCGTAATCGGCTCGATTGTTTTGTGGTTTATAAACATTTTTTACAATATTTTGTAATTCAGAGTCGTTTCCAATTAATTCTAAATCACTTCTAAACGTATCAGCAAAACCATATTCACCTTCATTTGTTTTGTAATTACGGTTAATATTGATTTTAACCATATCTCCGTAAGAATTTTTGTTTTCAGGACCATATTGATTGATTGGGTATATTAATCTCTCCTGTTGGTCTCCAATAACTTCTACGGGAACTGAATCAACTATAGAATAGTCTAAAATTCTAAATTCGTCTGCTGCGGGCTTATCACCACTACTGAACACACCATCCACTTTGTAAGCAGGTAGATTACGTACCAATAGTTTTTTTCTAAAGTTTTCTGACGAATTAAATGATAGTGGACTTTCCATTTAGTCTATTTTATCATAAATAGATTATTTCTTGTTTTTTCATTAAGAAAGAACACCTTGTTGTCTTTTATAACCATCCAATTTATAAAGTACGGTATCCATTATTTGTTTTTGAACTCTTGGGTCATTAAATACTTTTTCAATGTCAGAGTTCTTATCTCCCGATATCGCACCCGTAAAGTTAATATTTATATCTATTTTACCATCAACAGAACCACCACCACTTCCACCACCACTTCCACCACCACCTTTGTTGATTGCATCAGATAAATTAGTACCTATAGCCACTTCATCACCAACAATTCCTTTATATATTGTACCTTTTGACATAAGTTTAGGGGCACTATTGTTTGCACCTAAAAACATATCTTCACCATCTGCAACAGTTGGGACCGGAATTTCAGGTGCTGTTCCAAAAGCATCTTTTGCCAATTTTATCGCCGTTTCCATGTCCCCTTTTTGACCTTCAGTCATACCATCTGGAAGCAAAGAGGTAGCTCCAGATGCGGCAATATTAGCGTATTCAGGTAATCCCTTTGTAACTGTTGACCCATCATCAGCTATCGCTCTACTTTTTTTACCAGTAACGTCCGTTAAATCCTCTATACTTTTTTCAAGACTTTTTCTTTCTCCCGGGCTTAAATTCCTCATTATTGTCTCTTTAATTATATTAATATCTCTAGCTTGTGTTTCCGATATTGTCATCTGTTCAATAGCCAAATCTTTTTCAGATTTTCCGGCATTTTTTTCGTATTCAGCTAAAGATTTATCTAACTCCGCTTTACGACCCCCATCTTTTAGAATCTCTTCTAATGTTTGACCTTGTTCGTCAAACCCTGGTAAATCAAATTTGACTGTACCGTTTGCTCCAATCTCGGATAACCCAGCCAAAACTTGTTGATTTTCTGATTTTATCCCACTTAAATCAAACTTATCTTTTATATAGTCCATTTTAGCGGCTTCCTTTCCAGTGTTAACTAAATCTTCTAAATTAGATCCAGTTAATTCCGCCTGTTTTCTAAGTCTATACATATCTTGAGTAGAAACATCAAATTTACCGGTGGCTTTGTTAAATGTCATTGCGGCTTTTGCGGAATTAACAAGTTCATCTTGTAACCCCGCCATGTCGGTTTGAGCCATATGCATTAATTGAAATGGGTCGGATAATTTACCAACGGCTCCACCTAACATTTGAAAGTCAGCTGCCAATTGAATTGCCCCTTCTGGATCTAACGCAGTATCTTGTAATTTTTTAGCTCCTATAGCATCAATATTTGTTCTTAATAACATGGCTTGTTTAACCATTTTAGCCATCCCATCAACACCACTTTTAAAACCAAAACCACTAACCGATTTCATGCTTTTGTTGATTTCAGCCATATAACCTTTAGCACTTAATCCAGATTTTCTAGCCTCAACAGAAAAGTCGTGTAATTTTTCAGTCGCTTCCAATTGTGTGAAACCATATCTAGTCATTTCACCAACCATAGTACCAATCGCCTTACTTGATTCTCCTGTTGCTTTTGATAATGCAACCATATTATAAACGGTATCCTCACTTGGTCCAACCATTCTACCTATTGATGTCGCCAAACCTTCGACACTTTCAACTGTGTCTTTAAACGAGGCTCCCATTTCAATTACCCCGTCTCTAGCGCCTGAAACACCATAATAAACGTTTCTAAATTTTTCAGTAAACTCCTCAGCACCGGTGATAACTCCACCCATACTTCTTTGTAGACTTTTGGTTAAAGACTCTTGAGCAATAACACTTTTGTTAATTATATCTACAAACTTTTGTACCTCCTCTTTACTTTTTGGTATTACAAAAGTACCTAAAGCCGCCCAACTCTCTTTTAATTGTTCTAAAGCCCCTTGTGCGGCATATATTTCAGTTGTTCCTGCAATCCCTGAGGCGTCTTTTGATTCCGCATCACCTTCGAAAAATAACATCATAAGTTTTTATTAATAAATAGGTATATATTATTTTTTTTGAAAAGACTCATTCAACTTATCAACAAAATACTTTCTTTCGTATGTAGGCATTATTAGAATATCTGAGTATGTAAAATTAGCATATCTCACTAAATAATATATTTCGTCAAGCAGATATTTTTTATATTGAGAAGAAAGGCCGAAAAAATTCAACCCCAAAGGATAACTCAAAGGTTACCTTTTCTCCTGACGGGGCTGTTACTGTTCTGTTTAAATCAATTGACGGTTCACATTCTTTTAAAAACTTTCTTAATTCTTTTGAGTCAGATATTGGCATTTGATTAATAAATTTTGATATGTTTTGTCTATCTTTATCCCCTTCGATATCAACTATCGACATTTCAATTTTTTTTGTTACTGACGGAACAATCATACCATTTGGGTATGATTCTTTAAGTTTTTCTACAATATTTAACTCATTTAAATTGAGTAATTTACATTTAACATTTTTTTTAGATTTTTTTAAAAAATAAGAAAAGTGACCTTCATCGTTTGGTGTATGTAATATTGGGTTATAATTTAATTCTTCTATTAGTATTGTAGCATCAAAACCCTTATTAGTTAAGGGGTCTATTAATGTTACATTATATTCAGAACCAAATGACGTATTTCTTAAAAAAATTAAAATGGCTTGAGCGTCAGTATCTAAAAGTTGTCCAATATCGAATCCTGGTTCATATATTTTATTTCTTAGAAGTGTATTAATTAAACCTTCTTTTGGCGTATTTTGACCCATTAATAAATTTTCATCGGAAGCAGTTAAAAACCCAACTTTTAATGATTCTTTTTTTGGTTTATAAAATATACCTTTAGAGGGTAACGAAACCACATCGTGTGGTAAGTTAAAGTCCATTTGTCCGTATTGTGCAGATTGTTCCATAATTGTTTTTTATTAAAAAATAAACGATTAAAACTCTTAGTAAATAAAAAATCCCACCTATTATAGATGGGATTAGAAAATATTTTATTTTTATTTTAGTATACCAAGATACAACGGTCAGGTCTAAGTGTCGCCTTAACAGTAATTAATCCGTCTTCAGCATATCCTAATGAATCAAAATCTACGTTTGTTAAAAAACAACCTTGTAATATCCATTTTTCAACCGCCACACCTGTTGGGTCTAACATTTCTAAATCAACATCTTTCTTATATCCTGCAGCATAACCCATTCTACCTGTAACGGATTCAGCATGTAAACGAACCCACTCCATAAGTGCTTGTGAAGCTGAAGGTCCAATTGGGTCACGGAATGTAACCTCTATCGTTCCCCATTTAAATGATCCTGCAACATATGTTTCAGTATTCAAAAAAGGAATAGGAACTTCTTTAATCTCTATTTTTGGTCTTGACGTACTTTCAACATACCAAGAATTGATTCCCAAAGAAGAAGGGAAAGTGATTATAAACCTATTTTTTCTTTTCGGTTCATACTGAAAGGGCATTTTCATTAGTAAATCAGCCATATTGTGTGTATTTAAATTTCTTTTATTTTTCTAATAAATATATCGTATTTATTTTTTTTCTATTTACTTCCATTTTTATTTCGAATATTCTTTAACTAGAACTAATATTAATAATTATTAAACTTCTTTTTTATTACCTCCTTTAGTTAAATATGTTTTAACTGGATTTTTTTCATACTCTTTTTCTAAAAATCCTTTCATCTTTTCTATATTTCTTTCATCATCATCTGAAAACCCAATTATAGGTTCAATTTCATTATTTACTATATCATTCTTGAAAAAAGCCTTTTCCCCAATTTCTTGAGCCATTTCTTTACAATAACCAATAAAGTTTCTCATCGCTTTAATTTTTCCTTCTTCAGGATTTGAAGCATCTCCGTCACCAAAAGTAACCGGTTCAAAACGACATAAATTTAAATATTCATTTAATTCGTTCTTTGTAAGTGTCGAAATTGTTTTATCGTCCACATTAACATCACCACCTAAATTACGATACCTTTTAAGATTCCCAGATAATGTCTTACTATTAATACCTAAATGATTACTCATAATAAGATTGTATACCGCTTCTTTTAACGTCTTTGGGTTGTGACCCCTTGCTGTAATGATAGCAAATATTGAACCCCCGTTAATACACTCCACAAAATCGTTCCATGAAGGCCCTGGTTGAGCTAACAAAGAGTCTAATACAAATCTCTTATCTCCCTCTGACCTGAAGTTTCTAAATGGATTAGGCGCAAAATCTACAATAGCGGTTCCATTATAATTAAATGGTTCTTTACCTATCTGTTGTCTGTGTTCAGCAAAGTCTTCAGTAGACATTGGAACCTCATCGTCTTTATCGGACAATAAAATAATTGAGGTAGGCATAAACAAAAGATTATCATCCCAATCGAACGCATAATATTTTGTATCAGGTCTACCCTCATCTGTGAAACCTTCATTTAAATTACCCTTGTTAAGATAATTAAAAACGTGTTTTCTAATGTTCATTACTTTTTAAGTTTTTCTAATAATTTTTCTAACTGAGATTCAGTAATGATAATGTTTTGTTTTTTATTAGAAAACGTTTTTTTACCTTCTTGGATATACCCTAAAGATTCTTTGATTAATTTTTTTTTGATTTTCATGGTTTTCTTTTTCTATAAATATATAATGGGGGATATTTCTACCCCCCACTCTATTTTTTTATTGTTTTATTATACGTTGTCGAATGAAGCGCCTGTTGGTGTTATAACAAACTCGATGTCGATATATTCTAACGCCCTTGTTGGTTTCAAGAATATTTTACCTGTTAAAGTATTTGAATCTAAATCTTCAGGAGTGTTTGATACT